TGACGAGCTTACCTATCCTTTACTTGGTTCCTTAACCCGTGCTTTTTTCTTGTGCCTCTGGGGAATTCCAGATTTGCGAAGGGGAAAGGATGCTGAGGATCATGTAACTTTCTCCTGCTGTCTTGCGACACATTTTTAACAAACATCTCCAAGAATCTTTCCTCAATATTACATGCCTTTTCTTCCCCTGAAGTTGTCCAATAAACATTCAATTCATATAGACTGTCCAACGTCTTTATCCAATGTCCGCCTCTGTGCGGTTTGGGGTCTCCAAGCCTCGTCCTATAATATTGGTCAACTCTGGTTCTCAAGGATGTCCCCGCCTTGCCAATGTAAAGAACTGTTTCATCGGGTAGCCAGAACGCTTTTAGCCGCTGCATTAACTCTTCTGTTTTAGGTGAACCATCATCAAGAGATAGCTTAGGTACACGATTAATCCAGTCTTCAACCATTTTCTTCGAAACAGGAGCTTCATCGCAGCAAACCATTTTTTCTGCTGTTGGAGTGATAGCAACGACATAAACCCCAGGAACAGTGCAGTTAATTTTCTGTCCCCATTTAACCTGGCCCAAAATATCCTTACCAACAGCTTGAAACAACTGTTTTACAGAAGTAGGCATGCCCATGACCTCCAAGTTATACAATCATGATTAACTTTATAACATTGCCAGAGGTACTTTCAAGCCCAGTAAGCTTGCTTCGGGTACAGCTTTTACGCCTACAAAACTAGCAACCCCCTCTCATCATAGACTGAAGCGCCACCATTGCCGTTTCCACACCGGATGGCACGGTCGAGGGCCATGATGGTCGCCACCGCGCCATCTATTTTTTCTGTGCTCTTTTCTTTGTCAGGCTTCACGTTGCCAGCCGGGTCAGTCTTGATGAAGATGTTGTCCATCATCCAACGTAACACCGGATGCCCGCCGTGGGCGATCTTCTCCTCCAGTGTCAGCTTCATCAGTTCCTTCGTCGGCGGAGACATATCCTTAAAGCCCTGGCCAAAGGGAACCACAGTAAACCCCATACCTTCAAGGTTCTGCACCATCTGTACAGCCCCCCAGCGGTCAAAGGCAATTTCTCGAATGTTGTACTTCTCCCCAAGTTCCTCAATGAACTTCTCGATATAGCCGTAATGGACGACATTTCCCTCGGTGGTCAGCAGATGCCCCTGCTTCTCCCAGAGGTCGTACTGCACATGGTCCCGTCGCACCCGCAGGTCAATGTTTGCCTCGGGCATCCAGAAGTACGGGAGCACAACATACTTATCATTCTCATCTTCCGGTGGGAACACCAGAACAAAGGCCGTGACGTCCGTCGTGCTCGACAAATCCAACCCACCGTAGCAGACACGACCTTCAAGGGCCGCGGTATCTATCGGGAACGCGCAAGCATCCCACTTAGCCATCGGCATCCAGCGCACAGCCTGCTTAACCCACTGATTCAGCCGCAGTTGTCGGAAGCTGTTCTCCTCTGCGGGGTTCTGCTTCGCGCTCTCACAGGCTGCTTTAACTTTATCTATACCTACCGTAATACCGAGGGATGGGTTCGCCTTCTTCCACACCTTTGGGTCAGTCCAGTCATCATCATCCTTCGCGCCGTATATGACGGGATAAAAGGTGGGATCACACTTCCTGCCCTCAAGGATATCCACCGCCTTTTGGTGGGTCTCATAACAGATACTCTGGGTGTCGGTGCCTGCGGTGGTTATGAGGAAGTAAAGTGGCTGCGTCCGCGCATCTCCTGAACCTTTGGTCATCACGTCAAACAGCTTGCGGTTGGGCTGGGTGTGTAGTTCATCAAACACCACCCCATGGATGTTAAAGCCGTGCTTGGAGTATGCTTCTGCACTCAGGACTTGGTAGAAGCTGTTCGTCGGCAGGTAGATTAGCCTCTTGGTCGAGGCCAGTAGCTTAACCCGCCGGGATAGAGCCGGGCACATCCGCACCATATCGGCGGCCACCTCGAATACGATGGACGCCTGCTGGCGGTCAGCTGCACAGCCGTACACTTCAGCGCGCTCCTCCCGGTCCCCGCAGGTGAGCAGCAAGGCGATTGCTGCTGCCAGCTCGCTCTTGCCCATCTTCTTGGGTATCTCTACATACGCGGTGTTGAACTGCCGATGCCCGCTGGGCTTGAGGATGCCGAACAAATCGCGGACAATCTGCTCCTGCCAGTCGATTAGTTCAAAGGGCTTGCCCGCCCAGGAACCTTTGGTATGAGAGAGGGCTTCAATAAAGGACACGGCATAATCTGCAGCACCCTTGTCGTAGCGAGAACCCTCTGCCATGAAGGCGGTAGGCCTGTACTTCTTCAGCTTTCGCATATCTGCCGCCTCCTCGAGACTAGCGGAATACAAGAACAGAGCCTCCGAAGAAGCTCTGTTTCGCTAGCGCTGGCTGATTGGTCTATTCCTGTTTGGTATACTCGCCCGTCATAATAAATCGGCTGTATTCAGCCTTGTTGCTGTTAAGGTACCCCAGCAGTTCATGAAAGCCGCGGACATAAGCCTCGTACTGAACGCGGGGCACGTCAAACATGTTGGTTACGCCGCTGGCCCTGATGGCGAGGATCTGCTTCCTGACTTCGTCAGTCACACGCATTCCCCCCTGTCTCTACAGACTCTATGGTGGCCCTGCGCAGGATTTCGATGTCAAAGCCCGCGCTCTTGTAACCTTCCAGAATGGTGCTGTAGTAATAGCAGCTTGGCTGCCCAAGCAGCCTGCCATCGTTCAAAATGTAGACCATCGCCTCGACGCTCTTACCGTCGAGCTCTACTGAAACTACTTCCTTCCGGTAAAGGAATGGCCAGCCCTCGTAGCGGTCCAGCGCCGCTTCATCGGCAGGCGTTATTTCCCAGACCAGCACCGGCACGCTGCCGCCTTCAAATGGCTCGACCGTGGCCACGGCGCCTGCGTGTGCGCCCCTGAACAAGAGTCGCCAGCCTGTCATTACGCTGCTTCCCAGTACCGTTGCTGTGGGGCACCTGTCCGCCATCTGCGCTAGGTTTAGGTTGGAGCCGTAAGCGAGATACAGCTTTTTGCTTTGCTTCATGGTCGTTGTCCTCCTTTGTCTTTATGAGGGGTTTCAGGCGGCTCAGGCCGCCCGAAACCTCCAGGCCGCCGAGCCGCGCAGGTGGGCTGTGAGATGCTCGCGGCAGTTAGCAAACTCGTCGCCGATGAAGCCGATGCGGTTCAGGTAAGTCCGCATGGCGAACTTCTGGTTGTCTGTTTGGGGCTTCTTCGCCGATGCGCATTTTTGCGTCAGGGCCTGGTGGTTGAGCGCCAGGGCGAGAACTATGTAGCTTCTGACCTTGCCTGCGTGGAGCTCGCTGTTGAAGCCCCTCAGTTCCACCGTGCGGTTGCCTGTGAAGAAGCTGTGCAGGTTGAGAAAATGGTAGCGACTCTGGTGGTAGTGCTGGCCGCGGCTCTCGCTATAACCCTCGTACCAGATTTCCTCAAGCATCTCCATGGTCTTGGGTTTTCTGAGGTTCATCTTCTCGACCAGCAGGCTGTCCATCTTTTTGCAGTAGCTCATCCGCTGTGGTGCAATCTGGAGCGCGTCGTAGAAAAGGTCGTTCTTGCTGGCGATGATGTTCACGAAGTTGCGGATGCTTCTGGGCGTATGGCTGGCTCCATCCAGGTGGATGTGTATGCCGCAGGAGGTGTTGGCAAAGGCCCCGGCCTGGCGAAGCTTGCGCACTAGCTCCTGCAGAGTGTCAATGTCCTCGCGGTAGGTAAGGATCGGACTAACCAGTTCCACGCTGTAGTCGCGGGAGGCTGAAACCTTCCGCCTGCCCTGCTTCGTCTGGCAGGCAATGCTGCCGTCGCTCATGAACTTCCAGACTCTACCGTCCGGTGCAGTGACCCTCTTGGTGTCGTAGTAGTCGGCTGCTCCGGTTACCGTGCCGCCCAAGTGCTCCGCCGCGATCCTTGCTGCCTCGCTTCTGGTGATGCCCGTGAATTCGATCTCAATCCCAAACTTGCTTTTAAACATCTGGTTCAGCCTCCTTCAGAGTGTTGGTGTACCTTTGGGTATGTACATATATCACTCTGAACGGCTGTAATAGCAAGCTATTTCTGTCAAGAAAACACACTAATACTGGGGCCTTGGAGACGTGCCTATAGCCTCTTAACGACGTCCTCACCGTAGACGATGCCGAGGGTGGAGCCGCTGTCCCAGCTGCAGAAAATGGTTCCGGTGTCGTCGATGAAGTCTACGGTCCCCTGGTCACCGGGCTTCAGCGTGGAGTACGGGTCGTTCATTCTGACCAGTTCCACGCGAGTTCCGCGGGGACATGTCTTACGCAGTTGTAGCACAGTCTCCTTGGCGGGGAAGCTATTCACCCAGTGTCACCTCGGCTTTGGGCGCCCCACTTTTGAAGGCACTGTTGCCAGAAAGGTTCTTCAGCAGGATTCTACGCGCAACCTTGTACTCGTCACCCACGAAGCCCAATCTGATGAGGAACACCCGGAAAGCAAACTTCTCATTGTCTACATCCTTCTCTTTGGCCGTGACCCGCTTTTGCTCCTTGGCCGCTGCGCAGAGTGCACCGATGAAGCGAGAGTACGCCAAGACTTCATCGCTCTCCGCCGGGAGCTTGAACCACGGGAATACCAGGGTGTTTTCGGTCCGTTCGACAGCTAGTGAATCGGCATTAAGGGCCTTCTTGATGAGGTTGGCTTTGCTGGCAATCAGCTTTTTAAGGTTGGTGATGCCTTCCTCGGTGAATCCGTCCAGCGGCATCTCAATGGCCAAGCGGTCCTGGGCGTCAGACTCCTCAAAGTCAAAGCCTCGTTCCGACAGTCCAGCCATGACCTTTTGGACGAGATCACTGTCCAGCTCGATCGGGTAGCTGAGGGTGCCTTCTTTGTCGATAGAAAACCGCCCGACCTCGTAGGCGAATGTGGGTGCACCTTTGTAGCTAATGGGTTCACCCACCAGATCGCTAATAGCAGAAACCATCTCTTTGCGCCTAGCACCTGTTACGTTGTATCTTAGTTCCATAATCGTGAGCCTCCTTTGCTTCTTTGGTGAGTACATATATCCCTCTGAAACTGTGGAAAAGCAAGTTCTATTTGCCGACAGAGGCTTTACTGAGGGTGCTCGGGCACCTTCACTTCGTTGAAGTGTACCTTTTCCCCGCCCCGAATGAGATAGACATCCTTGGCCGAGACCTGTTCAATATACCTTTTCACAATGACATCGCAGTACTTTTCATCGAGCTCTACGGTATAGCACACTCTGTCCGTCTGCTCACTAGCTATTAGCGTAGAGCCACTTCCACCAAAGGGATCGAGAACTATGCAGCCGGTCATAGAACTATTGACTATGGGATAGGCGATGAGCGGTACCGGTTTCATAGTAGGATGCTCGCCATTCTTCTTGGACTTCTCAAACTCCCATATCGTGGTCTGCTTGCGGTCGGAGTACCAGGCATGCTTGCCAGCCTTCTTCCAACCAAAAAGAATCGGCTCATGCTGCCACTGGTAAGGAGAGCGCCCCAGAACCAGTGATTGCTTCTTCCAGATACACGTCCCGGAAAGATAGAATCCCGCGTCAGAAAAAGCCCTGCGGAAGTTCAGACCTTCTGTGTCAGCATGGAACACGTAGATGCTTGCATCCCTGGCCATCGCTTTTTCGGTGTGGGTAAAGGCAGCAAGCAGAAACTGATAAAACTTGTCGTCAGCCATATTGTCGTTCTTGATTTTCCCGGCACGACCTTCATAGTTGACATTGTAGGGTGGGTCGGTCACCGTCAGGTTGGCCTGCTTCCCATCCATGAGGAGTTCAAATGTCTCAGCTTTAGTGCTATCGCCGCAGACCAGGCGGTGCTTGCCCAGCAGCCACAAATCTCCCAACTGGGTGATGGCGGGCTTTTGAAGCTCGGCATCCACGTCAAAGTCATCGTCTTTGACATCATCCATTCCACCCAGCAGCTTATTGAGCTCGGCATCGTCAAAGCCAAGGAGCGAAATGTCAAAGTCCGCGCCTTGCAGATCAGCAAGCTCAACAGACAGCATCTCAGCATCCCAGCCAGCGTTCAGGGCAAGCCTGTTATCTGCAATTATATAGGCGCGCTTCTGAGCCTCAGATAGATGCTCGGCAAATACACAGGGCACCTCGGCTATGCCTTCTTCCTTGGCGGCCAGGATGCGGCCGTGGCCAGCAATCACGTTGAGATCTTTGTCGACGATGACCGGGTTGACGAAGCCAAACTCCCGTAAGGAAGCCCGCAGCTGCAGTATTTGCTCCTTGCTGTGGGTGCGGGCGTTTCTGGCATACGGCACTAGCCGGTCGATATTCACTTTCTCAAAGCGCTCGGTTGTCTTCATGCCGTAAAACCATCCTTTCAAGTCCCTTTAGTGCACCAGATAGGTCGCCTGCCAAGGCTTGACCACGTAATGTCTTGATCTGCTGCCTATTTAGTCCCGATTGCTTTAGGCTTCGCATGAAATGCGCAAGCCCTGGCTGATGCTTTGATTGCGGCTCATTTATCACTGAAAAAGGTCTCATCATTTCCTCCTACCCGATAATAGGGCTTCCATAATGTCGTCTTGCGGGTTGCTCACAAAGGCCGTGGTGCAGTTCTGCTTCACGATGTCGAAAATCTCATACCAGAGCAGATTAGCCTGTTTCTGAAATGACTGGCTCATCTGCACGAAAGGGCTGGCGATCGCGCCACCGGTTGTCGGGTGTTTGCCTAGAAGGCCGTACAGACTAATGGCCTCTTCGCATTGAATGTAGCGGGTGAAAGCTTGCGCATAGGCCTCGATAAGCCTCGGGTTTACAAACTTTTCGCACCCACGTTCTTTGAGCCATTTCCACGTTTCAATAAAGAGAGCATCAGCACCCAGCGACTTGCCGTCCTTTTGCCTAGAGCGAAGAAAGTCGCTGGGAGTTGGCATGTCCTCTCCATGTAGATCTGCTGCGCCCTCCAGGTCCTCAGCTTCAAGCAGAGATTCAGGTTTGAGGTCTGGAACCTCCAGTATCTTTGCTGCCTTGCCTTTCGTGATTTTGTCCGCCAAAGCATGGGGCTTATCTCCGGCGCGAACGCGCCTGCCCCCTCTGTTAGTTCCGTCCTTTGCCACGCGCCGCCACCTCCTTTTGCAGCGAGGGGGTTAATCCCCCGTTTGAACCGTGATTTTTGCGCGCGTGCCCCTGCGCCCGT